AAGCGCCGCGCACCTACCTCGGTGCATCGAGGCTCGGTGTCGCCTGTGAACGGGCGCTCCAGTACGAGTACCTGAGAACCCCGGTTGATCCTGGTCGAGAGATCCCGGGCCGCATCCTGCGTGTCTTCGAAGTTGGGCATGCCCTTGAAGACGTCGCCATTCGCTGGTTGCGCTTGGCTGGGTTCGACCTGTACACGCGCAAAGCCAACGGCGGCCAGTTTGGCTTCTCAGTGGCAGGCGGCCGCATCCAGGGCCATGTCGATGGCGTGATCAACGCCGCCCCCAGTGAGCTCGGGCTCCAGTGCCCGTCGCTGTGGGAATGCAAGACCATGCACGACAAGTCTTGGCGCGACACGGTCAAGCACGGTGTCGCTCGTTCCAAGCCCGTCTATGCCGCCCAGATGGCGATCTACCAGGCCTACATGGAAGCGACGGTTCCCGGCATCTCTCGCAATCCTGCGCTGTTCACTGCCATCAACAAGGATTCCCAGGAGATCTGGTTCGAGCTGGTGCCGTTTGACGGTGGACTGGCGCAGCGCATGTCGGATCGGGCTGTCCGGGTGATCTCGGCATCCGAGTCCGGTGAGCTGCTGCCGCGCCACGCCACCACACCGACCCACGTCGAGTGCAAGTTCTGCTCTTGGCAGGACCGGTGCTGGAGGGCGACGTGATGGGCAACAACATCGTGTGGCTGGACTTCAACGACGCCGCCGAACCGCGCGAGGATCTGACCAGTGACACCGAAGCACTGCGCACCGGCCTGCTGGATCGCCTGGAAGCGGTCTTGCACTACCTGTTCCCGCAAGGCCGCATCCGGGGCGGCAAGTTCTATGTGGGCGACGCCGACGGCTCGCCTGGTAAGAGCCTGGTTGTCGAGCTCGAAGGTCCCCGTCGCGGTCTGTGGAAGGACTTTGCCACCGACGAGGGCGGTGATGTCATCGACCTTTGGGCACGCTCCCAGGGTCTGTCCGCCCGACATGACTTCCCGAGACTGGCGACAGAAATCCGCCAGTGGTTGGGTATCGCCCCACCTGCGCAGTCCTTGGCGCGTCACGCCATCCGCACCGTTGCCGTCGATGAGCTTGGCCCCTACACCGCAAAGTGGGACTACCTGACACCAGATGGCGATCTGATCGCCTGCGTCTACCGCTACGACCCGCCGACTGGCAAGGAGTACCGCCCTTGGGACGTGCGCGCTCGGATGTGGCGGGCGCCGGATCCGCGACCCCTTTACAACCTGCCGGCAATCACCAAGTCCTCGCTGGTCGTCCTGGTCGAGGGCGAAAAGTGTGCCGATGCCTTGATTGCGTGCGGCATCCCGGCGACCACCGCCATGAACGGCGCGAAGGCGCCGATCGACAAGACCGACTGGCGTCCCCTGGCTCGGCGCTCCGTGCTGATCTGGCCCGATCGGGATTCGCCAGGCTGGGACTACGCCGAGAACGCCGCGCGCGCGTGTGTGGCGGCAGGCTGTGCCTCCGTTTCGATCCTGGTGCCGCCATCGGACAAGCCCGACAAGTGGGACGCTGCCGATGCTGCTGCCGAGGGATTCGACTGCTCCGAGTTCATTGCGCAGGGCGAACGACGGGTGGTCAAGGCCGCGTCGCCGCTGCTGCCGACCTTTACGCTGGGTGCGTTGTTGGATGACGACTCGCCGCTGCCGCCTGATCTCATCTCTCCGCGCGTGCTCACGCCTGCAGGGATGCTGGTTTTCGGCGGCGCGCCGAAGGTTGGCAAGAGCGACTTTCTGCTGGCGTGGCTGACCCATATGGCTGCTGGCGCAGCCTTTCTCGGGATGCATCCACCGCGACCCCTGCGCGTGTTCTACCTGCAGGCCGAGGTGCAGTACCACTACCTGCGTGAGCGGGTCAAAGAGGTGCGCATCCCGGCCAGCCGGCTATTGGATGCCCGCTCGAATTTCGTGGCCACGCCCCAACTGCGCCTCGTGCTGGACGACGCTGGCCTCGCGCAGGTCATTCCGGCCATTGCGAATGCGTTTGGCGGCGAGCCTCCGGACATCATCGCCATCGATCCCATCCGCAATGTGTTCGATGGTGGCGACGCCGGTGGCGAGAACGACAACGGCGCGATGCTGTTCTTCCTCTCGCAGCGTGTCGACCGAATTCGTCAGGCGGTCAACCCAGATGCCGGGGTGATCCTGGCCCACCACACCAAGAAACTCGGCAAGAAGCAGTTCGAGGAAGACCCGTTCCAGGCTCTGGCGGGTGCCGGCAGCCTGCGCGGCTACTACTCGACCGGCATGCTGCTGTTCCGGCCCGACGAGACCCGTACGACACGCCAGCTCATCTTCGAGCTGCGCAACGGTGCCGGTATTCCGCTCAAACACGTCGACAAGATCAGTGGCGAGTGGCGGGAGGTCGATGCCAACGACCGCCTCGTGATGAAGGACTACGGCGAACGCCTGGATGCTGAGCGCCGTCGCAAGCGGGACGCCATCCTGCAGATCCTGTTCGACGAGGCTGCTGCCGGGCACTGCTACACCGCCAATCAGTTCGCTGAGGCCTTTGAGGGCAAGGCGGGGCTCGGCGGCGAACGCACCATCCGCGAGCGGATCTCGGCGCTGTCCACGCAGGGATACATCAAGTATTTCCGCAACGCGGCGGACTATGGCCTGCCATCGAGCGGCCGCACCAAGTTCGGCTACCTGTGCGTCGAGGGCATGGTCCTGCGCGCACCCAGCGGCGATCCCGACCCTGCCACCGGCGAATTGCCGATGCGTGAGCACGCGGTGCTCCCCACCCACTACAAGTGCCCGCACTCCGGGGCGGCGATGCCCGTCGAGAGCCCGGAAGTGTGGGTCTACCACGATGAACTGAACGATCCGGAGGCCCCATGACGAATGCTCGTTTCGCAGTTGGCAGACCCGTTGCCGACTGTGCTCGCCACGCTGCCAACTGCCGCCAGTTGGCAAATCCCTTCCAACTGCAAACCCTTGCAGGACAAGGCTTTGCCGGGATGCAAGCTCAGTTGGCAGTCGGCAAGGCTGCCAACTTGCCAACTGACGCAAACCCGCGTGGTTGCTCACTTTTCCGGGTGAATCCAGTTGGAGAAAACTCTCCCTCCTACTACGTAGGAGAGGGAACAGCGGTTCCCTCTGCCCTACGTGGAGGCTTGTCGGGCGATCGAGGAAGCAGCGGACACCCAGTCGGTGGTACATCGATCCTGGCCTTGGACCTCGGAACCCAGACTGGCTGGGCATTGCTCGGTCGTGACGGCGCTATCACCAGCGGGTCTGAGCTCTTCAAGCCCCAGCGCTTTGAGGGTGGAGGCATGCGCTACCTGCGGTTCAAACGTTGGATCACGGAGGTCAAGCAGTCGGCCGATGGATTGAACGCGGTGTTCTTTGAGGAGGTTCGTCGGCATGCCGGTGTTGATGCTGCTCACGCATACGGTGGCTTCATGGCCCATCTGACCGCCTGGTGCGAGCACCACCAGATCCCGTACCAGGGCGTGCCGGTCGGCACGATCAAGAAGCACGCCACCGGCAAAGGCAACGCGAGCAAGGACGACATGGTCGCCGCCGCCCGCCGCCTTGGCCATGCCCCTGCTGACGACAACGAGGCCGATGCCCTGGCGATCCTGCACTGGGCCATCGAGACCCAGGAGGTGTGACATGAAGATCCCACCACCTCATTACCGCAGTCCCCTGGGACGGCTCGTACCAGAGCCCCGACCGGACCCCGAAGAGATCAAGCGCGAGGGTTGGCTCGACCAGCAGATCCTCGTTGTCTCCCCGGAGGACGCGCGGCTCAACTGGACCGAGCGCGAGCTCTTGCGCCGCATCGGCGACCGTCTGTACGGAGCCAAGGAGCGTCGCCATGGTTGAGTGGACCGTTGATCTCGTCGCCGACCGCTTCCGGGAGGCAGCACGCACGGCCCATCGTCTTCCACCCGTTCGGGTCCAGGGCTACTTCAACTGCTGGCCAGCCATCCAACGCATGCCCTGGGAAACGCTTGGAGCCGAACCTCCCATCGTTCGCTTCCCACCAGAGCCGGTGGCCATCGACCGCATGCTGGAGACGATGCAATGGGTACTCTGGCTGGAGGTGGAGCAGCGTCACCTCGTCTGGATGCGGGCCGAGCGCTACCGATGGAAGGAGATCTGCTGCCGATTCGGTTGCGATCGGACTACCGCTTGGCGCCGTTGGCAAACTGCCTTGACGATTGTGGTGTCGCAGCTCAACGGCGTCGCCAAGCCGGTGCGGCATGAATGCGTGAGTGGAATCAGGTGAAGTCGAAGGCCGCTGTCGATTCGCGAGAACAGCCGCGGGCGCATGCTGCTTTTGCCATCCAATGCGGCTGCAACATTTCGAAGAGGTTTGGCTACTATTCACCGTAGTCTTGCGAGCACTGCGCGTGTGAAGGCCACGGAGAAATTCGTGGCCTTCATCTTTTCCGGTTCGGCGCTCAGAGAAATTTCGACGGGTCCTTCCCACCGGAATAGCAATGCGGGGGGCGCGAGCGCGGCATTCGCCTAGCGTCCGACTGCAAACCCAGGTTTGCAGGGTTTGCAGGTTTGCACCCCGGCTCATCCAGCCCCGCCAGTGATCGCATCACTGGCCCGACGCCTCCCTCGCGGAGGCGTTTCTATTTCCTCGGCCCGCGACAGGTTGGCTCCTTGCCTGTCCGGACCGCTTTCATTCGAGGTCCTGATCCTGAACATGCTCAACGTCGACTACCGCAAGGTCGAGACGCTGATTCCCTACGCCCGCAATCCACGGACCCACTCCGACGCGCAGGTGGCCAAGATCGCCGCCAGCATCGTCGAGTACGGCTGGACCAATCCGGTGCTGGTCGACGGCGACAACGGCGTGATCGCAGGGCATGGACGGCTCGCCGCCGCGCGCAAGCTCGGCCTCGACGAGGTGCCGGTGATCGAGCTGGGCCACCTGACGCCGGCACAGAAGCGCGCCTACGTCATCTCCGACAACCGCCTGGCGCTCGACGCCGGGTGGGACGAGGAACTGCTGGCGCTGGAGTTGGCTGAGCTGTCCGAGGCGGGCTACGACCTGGCGTTGACCGGGTTCGACGAGTCCGAGATCGATGCGCTGCTGGCCGATGAGACGACGGGCGGCGACGGCGAGCAGAAAGAAGGTGGCGACGACGCTGCTGACGATGTCCCGGAGACCCCGGCGGTCCCGGTGTCTCGCGCTGGCGATGTCTGGGCGCTCGGCCCGCACCGCCTGATCTGCGGCGACGCCGCCGACGCCAACGTGGTCGCCGCCTTGATGCAGGGCGAGCGTGCGCGCCTTTGCTTCACCTCGCCGCCCTATGGCAACCAGCGCGACTACACGACCGGCGGCATCGCCGATTGGGATGCGCTGATGCGCGGCGTGTTCGCCCAGCTACCGATGACCGACGACGCGCAGTTGCTGGTCAACCTCGGTCTGATTCACCGCGACAACGAGTTCGTTCCCTACTGGGACGGCTGGCTCGGCTGGATGCGGACGCAGCGCTGGCGGCGCTTTGCCTGGTACGTGTGGGACCAGGGGCCGGGCATGCCCGGCGACTGGGCGGGCCGCTTCGCCCCGAGCTTCGAGTTCGTCTTCCACTTCAACCGGGCGAGCCGCAAGCCGAACAAGATCGTGCCCTGCAAGCACGCCGGCCAGGAGTCGCATCTGCGCGCCGATGGTTCGTCGACCGCGATGCGCAGCAAGGAGGGCGAAGTCGGCGGTTGGACCCACGCAGGTCAACCGACGCAGGACACCCGGATTCCCGACTCGGTGATCCGCGTGATGCGCCACAAGGGCAAGATCGGCCAGGACATCGACCACCCGGCCGTGTTCCCGGTGGCGCTGCCGCAGTTCGTCATCGAGGCCTACTCGGACGAGGGCGACCTGGTGTTCGAGCCCTTCGGCGGCAGTGGCACGACGATGCTGGCCGCTCAGCGCATCGGTCGCATCTGCCGCACCGTCGAGATCGCGCCGGAGTACGTGGATGTCGCCGTTCGGCGCTTCCAGCAGAACCATCCCGACGTTCCGGTCACCTTGGTCGCGACCGGTCAGTCCTTCGACGAGGTCGCGGCAGAGCGACTGGCGGTGACCGAGGTGGCGGCATGACGGCGTCCTGGCTTGCCGACAAGATCGAGCAGTGGCCGACGGCCAAGCTGGTGCCGTACGCCCGCAACGCGCGTACGCACTCGGATGCGCAGGTCGCGCAGATCGCCGCGTCCATCGCCGAGTTCGGCTTCACCAATCCGATCCTGGCCGGCAGCGACGGCGTGATCGTCGCCGGCCACGGACGGCTCGCGGCCGCGCAGAAGCTCTGCCTGGAGGTCGTGCCAGTCGTAGTGCTCGACCATCTCAGCCCGACGCAGCGCCGGGCCCTGGTGATCGCAGACAACCGCATCGCCGAGAACGCCGACTGGGACGATGCCATGCTGCGCGTCGAACTCGCTGCGCTGGCCGACGACGCCTTTGATGTCGCACTGACGGGCTTCGACGCCGACGCGTTGGCCGAACTGATGGCGGGCGAAGAGCCCGACGCCGATGGCCAGACCGATGACGATGCAGTGCCCGATGTACCCGAGACGCCGATCTCGCGCTCGGGTGACATCTGGCTGCTCGGTGGTCATCGCCTGCTGTGCGGCGACGCCACAGTAGCTGTGAGCTACGAGCGACTGCTGGCCGGTGAGCAGGCGGACATGGTCTTCACCGACCCGCCGTATAACGTGAACTACGCCAACAGCGCCAAGGACAAGATGCGCGGCAAGGATCGCGCGATCCTGAACGACAACCTGGGTGACGGCTTCTACG